AACTTTGGACAGCGGAATCACGCGCATGCCTGACAAACCGGATACATGGGCCTGGTTCGCTGCCTGGCTCGAACTGAACTGGCCAGCCATCTACTCGGGCGGACTCGCCTGTGTGATCGCTGCGCTACGGATCATCTACGGCGGAGGCACATGGCGCCGAGTTCTTCTTGAGGCACCGCTGTGCGGCACCCTTGCGCTTTCGGCAAGCCACGGCCTTTTTCTGCTCGGCATTCCAGCGACCACGGGACCGTTCTTCGGTGGTGTGATCGGACTGCTCGGCGTTGAGGGAACCCGCGCGCTGGCCAAGCAGTTCTTCAACCGTAAGGTGGATCAGCTATGAATGTTTTGCGCCACGGCGATCGCGGACAAGAGGTCCGCACACTGCAGCAGCGTCTAAACCTGCACGGCGCCAGTCTGGATCCGGACGGTGATTTCGGTGATGCCACCGAATCCGCGGTGCGTAATTACCAGCGTCAGGTTGGGCTGGTAATTGACGGTATTGCGGGCTCGAAAACTGCTCTGGCGCTGGCCGGCGCCGATTGTTCGAACCTGCTGCAGCACGCCCTGTTGGTGAAGGCGGCTGCACGCCTGGGCGTTGAACTCGCCGCGATCATGGCCGTCAACGAAGTCGAAAGCCAAGGCAGCGGCTTCCTGGACAACGGCAAACCGAAGATTCTTTTCGAGCGACACATCATGTATCGCCAGCTCAGCACGCCGCGCACACCTGGTGATGATGCAGCCGATTTGAAAACCCACGCCGATCAACTGGCGGTGGTCCAACCCAACCTGGTCAATCCGAAAGCAGGTGGTTACGCCGGCGGAACGGCAGAGCATCAGCGCCTGGCGAATGCCCGACTGATTGACGATCTTTGCGCGTTGGAGTCGGCCAGCTGGGGCGCCTTCCAGGTGATGGGTTACCACGCCGTGCGCCTCGGATACGCCAGCGTGACGGACTTTACCGATCGGATGGCCCGGAGCGAGAACGAGCAATTCGAAGCCTTCGTGCGTTTTATCGAAGCTGACCCGGCGCTGCTCAAGGCGCTGAAGGGCAAGAAATGGGCGGCGTTCGCCAAGGCCTATAACGGCCCCAACTACGCTCGCAACCTGTACGACACAAAGCTGGAGCGCGCCTATCAGCGTCACGCTGCAGGCTGCCCCATTCCGGAGGCCGCATGATTGACCAAGAACAGATCCGCAAGCTCAGCCCCGTCGATGGCGACGTCTTTCTCCTGCCGGCGGGCTCTCCCTTTGAACTGGCTCGGGCACTCGGTGAAGCGATCGCAGTCGCGAAACCGGGCGTAAAGGCTGTAGTCGTCTGCGGCGACGTGCGCAAGCTCGATGCGGCGGCGATGAATGCAGCCGGCTGGTACCGCGCGTGAGCACGCTTCGCCAGGCGCTGTACGGGTTCGCCCTGCTCGCCTCGATCGCGCTGCTGATCTGGGCTCAGAGCCAGCGGATCGAGGTCGCAGATCAAAAAACAGGCCGGGCGCAAGATGCCGCTGATGCAGCGCTTGCTCGAGCGACGCGCAGCGAGGAGACGTCCGCTGCACTCCAGGCATCTCTGCAGGAAGAACGAACCGCCCAGACCGCATTGCGCAGCGTGCAAAACCAATTGCGCCAAGGGCTCGCCGCCCGCCAACGAATGATCGAGGACTTGAAACGTGAGAATGCCGAACTTCGCTTTTGGGCTGATCAGCCTCTCCCTGATGCTGCTCGCCGGATGCGCGAGCGCCCCGCCATCACCGGAGCCGCTGCTTATCGCGACTGGTTGTCCGGCCGTGGTGCCCTGCACTCTGTCGGCGACTAAACCAGACAAGAACGGCGCCCTGCTCAACGACCAGGACGTCACCGAGAGCGACTGGGCGCAATGCGCTGCGCAGGTCGATATGGTCTACCAGCATCTGCAGGCCCAGGCGGGCAAACCATGAATAAACCAGAATCGCTACGCGCTCACCTGCTCGCCTCGGTACCGGAGTTAAAGAAAAACCCCGACCGCATGATGGTATTCATCGACAAAGGCACCATGCGCAGCACGGCTGCCTTTGGTCTGTCGTTCGAATACAGCTACACGCTGAACCTGATCTTCACGGATTACGCTGGCCATCCTGACGCCATCGCCATTCCCCTGTTCGCCTGGATCCTAGTAAACCAACGGGAACTGATGGAGAACGTCGACCGCAGCAAAACGGCCGTCGCCTTCGAAGCCGATCTCCTGGACAACAGCAAGGTCGACCTGTCGATCAAATTGCCGCTCACAGAACGTGTGATCGTCAAACGCCAGGACGATGGCAACTTGGTCGTCAACCACCCGCCGGAACCTGTGGTCGATGATGATCCATTCACCATGCCTGGGTTGGAGCTGTGGACGGCCGCCGGCGAGTTCATTGCACGGTGGGAAAAACCGTGAGCAATGACCTGCAAGCCCTGGAAACATGGGTCTCCGTGTTGCTGGCCAAACTGGACGAGGGTGAACGCCGAAAGTTGCTTGGCACCGTTGCCCGGGATCTACGTCGAAGCCAGTCGAAACGCATCACGACGCAGCGCAATCCTGACGGTTCAGCGTTCGCACCCCGCAGGCCCAAGGACCTGCGTGGAAAAAAAGGCCGGATCAAAAGCAAGATGTTCGGCAAGTTGAAAACGGCCCGTTATCTGCGCACCGAAAGCACAGCAAACGGCATGTCGGTCGGGTTCGTAGGACGTGTGAGCCGCATCGCCCGGGTTCACCAGTACGGCCTCAAGGATCGCCCGGAACGCGGCCAAGTGGATGTGCAATACGAAACACGTCAGCTGCTGGGATTCAGCGGCGACGAGCTGGAAAACATCCGGAACTTGCTCATCGATCACCTCGCTGGCTGACCTTCCCCTGTACGCACTCGCGCTACAGCCCACCGCCGATGCAGCTCGCACGCGCGACCTGCAACATCGGCGGCATGGACTCTCTTACTGAACTGACCCGACGCCTTGAAAACCTGATCCGAGCTGGCACCATCGCCGAGCTCGATCCGGAGAAGCCGCGCTGCCGTGTGAAAACCGGCGGCCTGCTGACTGACTGGCTGCCGTTCTTCGCCCTTCGGGCTGGAGAGGACAGCGACTGGGATCCGCCAAGCGTGGACGAGCAGTGCCTGGTGCTCTCGCCTTCCGGTAACCCAGCGCATGGCTTTGTCATTTTCGGTGTGTACAGCGACCGCTTCCCTGCTCCGGACAACGTGCCAACCCGGCGCCGGCGCCGGTACCGCGACGGCGCAATTGTCGACTATGACACCGCGAGCCACACGTTGACCGCCACCTTGCCCGATGAGGGGAAAGCCAATCTCTTCGCACCTGGTGGCGTGCACGTCATAGGTGATGTCGTGATCGATGGGCTGGTGACAGTGACCCAGGACGTCGTCGCCGGCGAGCAGAAAATCAGCCTGGTCAATCACCGCACATCTGGCGTACAGGCCGGTAACGGCACGTCTCAAGGGCCGATCCCATGATTGGCATGAACAGTAATTCCGGCCGCAGCGTCGTCGGGAACGATCACCTGGTGCAATCGATCGCCGACATCCTGACCACACCCATTGGAACCCGCGTAATGCGGCGCGAATACGGCAGCCAGCTCGCTGACCTGATTGATTGGCCACTCAACAACGCAACCCGGCTGCAGGCTTATGCGGCCACAGCCATCGCGCTGATGCGCTGGGAGCCGCGGATTCGCCTGAGCCGCGTCCAGCTCACGCTGGGCGATGTAGCCGGCCAGGCAATTCTCGACATCGAAGGCAGCCTGGTGGACACCAATGAGCCGTTGAGCCTTCGCGTTCCTCTGAGCTTGGGAGCAACAGCATGAAAACATTCACTCCCATCGACTTGGCTCAGTTGCCGGATCCGGACGTCGTCGAGCAGATTGACTACGAGCAGATCCTCGCCGAACGCAAGGCCTACGCGGTCAGCCTCTGGCCAACTGAGCAGCAGGCCGAAGTCGCCGCGACATTGGCTGTCGAGTCGGAACCTCTGACCAAGCTCCTGCAGGAGAATGCCTATCGCGAAATGCTGCTGCGTCAACGCGTGAACGAAGCGTCCCTGGCCAACATGCTGGCGAAAGCCAAGGGCAAGGACCTCGAGCAGCTCGCCGGCAACGTCAACGTCGAACGCCTGGTCGTGACCCCGGGTAACAGCGCCGCCGTCCCGCCGATCATCGCGGTGATGGAATCGGATGACTCGCTGCGTGAACGGGCGCAGATGGCATGGGAAGGCCTCTCCACGGCGGGGCCCCGTAACGGTTACATCCTGCACGCGCGTAGCGCAGATGGCCGCGTCGCCGATGCAACGGCTGAAAGCCCGTCGCCGGCGGTTGTCGTCGTCACTGTTCAGGGGTTGATCGGAGACGGAAGCGTCGACCAGGCGTTGTTGGATGTTGTCAGTCGATACCTAAGCGACGATGACCGTCGTCCGGTTGCTGATCGACTGACGGTGCAATCGGCGACCGTTCTGCCTTACCACGTCGACGCGGTTATCTATCTCGCCACGACCGGGCCTGAAGCGGAGCCCATC